GGTCAGGTCGGCGTGGCAATGCGGGCAGCGGAGCGCCTCGATCTTCACGAGCTCGGCGCCCAAGAAGCACTTCTTCACACGGCCCACGCGGCGCGTGCGTTCGTCGATCGCCTGGTCATTCCTCGTCGAGGAACCGACAACGGCCAGGGAAAATAGCGGCGACATCAACAGGCCGAGCAAGAAGTAACCCCAACCGCTGCGGCCCTTACTGTGTGCCCACACCGCAACAGCAACTGAGAGGGTGAGCCACCGAATCACAATCAGCTCTGTCATAAATTCCGCGTTAAAAAACCCGGAAAACGAGTGCGGTACTTCCCCGGCGGAAGTACCGCAGCAGCCCCTAAATCGAAATTGGTGCGGTACTTCGCTTCAAACCATTGTTTGGTCTGATAAATACAGAATAATCGCAAAAACGAAGTACCGCAGAAGTACCGCAGTAAAAGGCTCACGGCTTCCGCTGCCTCAGCTTGGCGCTCTCGGCACGGAGCCACCGTAGAACATCGGCGCGCGCCTTCGACAGCGCAGGAGTGGGCTTGTGATGTATTGACGAGCGCTCTGGCTGGGGCGGAGTCAGATCCGGGCAATGTTTTCCGAGCCTCTCTAGATCGCGTTTTGAAAGTGCGATCCACGTGCACCGGCAATCGAGCCGCGCGCATGGTACTGGGTTGTCCTTCCAAAATGGATCCGCGTGATGTCTCGCGGTGCCATTCAGCGCTTTACACTCTGCCGGCGAACGGTCATCCATTACCGCGCTGAACATCTTGTAGGGGGCGAAATCGACGGTGCTTTCGAATCGCTCCTGCTGACTCTTGGCGTAGGCCAGGCGCCATATCCGATGAACCAGGATGTCAGCCCGCCTGTCGGCATTCGCAGCACCTAACTGCCGATGAAACTCAGGCCACAGCCAACGACTAGGCGGCAGCGCGCGATCAACTAATTCAATGCTCACGCGATCTGGATGGCCGTCGAATAGAGCCAGCAATTCGCGGAGGAGCGCTTCGACAACATCGTGCGGAGCGTTCACCCCGCACATCACCTCGCGGTAGGCTGCCTTGAAGTGCGCCCCAATATCCAACTTCGTCACTTTGGACGTAGTCTCACGCCCGGCGGGTACCAGAGTTAATCGTTGAACTCGTCCCTGTGGTGCAGGAGTAGATCCACGATCGCGCGCGCCAGCTTTGGGAATTTGGCATACCGATCTTCCGGCTTAATAGCTAAAAAGATTTCATGCGCGACAGAGATCAAGCGAGCTTTCTGGCGCGGAGATAGCGGGCTCTTCGGGTCCAAACCTTGCTCAATCTCCTCGACAACGGCCCCGATGGCGTCGGTTTCAACATGTACGCCGAGCTCGTCATAAACGTAGAACGGCGGAGGGAAAGTCGGCGCAGGCGTTCGACGCGGCAACATGAGTGACGGTTCACCGCGCCCGTGGACAAGCCACTCACGCGAGCAGCCTGTTGCCGCAACGATCCGATCAATTGTTTTTTTCTGAGGAGCCGCTCCATCCCGCCATAGTCCGTAGAACGTCGCCTTTGGGATGCCAATGTCCTCGGCCCATCTGTACGGCACTTTCCAGCCAATCAGGATTGCAAGCCGCTCACAAAACGGAGTGCCCGCATGCCCTCGATTGCTAAGGTGAATCTGGGCCTTGATTTTTCGGACCATCTCTATTCCCTACCTCGTGCATTCCGCTGTTCGGTTTGTATTGACTTACCGCACTAACCGAAATATCATTGCGCGTATGACGAGCATACAACGCACCAAGAAACAAGCACAGGACTGGCATGCGGCGGATGTTCAGGCGGCACTCAAGAAGCGGGGATGGTCGTACCGCCTCCTCGCAGTTGCTCACGGTTACTGCCCCTCAGCTTTGAGTATGGTGCCCCGAGGCCGGCAATCCCAACCCGTGGAAAAAATCATCGCCCAGGCCATCGGGTTGCGCCCGCACAGAATATGGCCGAGCCGCTATCGCCGCGAGCGCCGCGTTCGGCCGGAACTGTGGGGGCCGAAACCGAACCGCCGCGGCTCCAGCGTAGCACTCCAAGGCACCGCCTAAGGCATGCGGGCGGAAGCACATGACGATTCCAAGAATTCACCCACTTCCGGCCCGAGCTCAGGCGAGAAATTGAGCAGCGATTGCACGGCTGAGATCAAGAAGAAAAAGGACAGCCAATGAAGCAATGGTACGAAGCTCGCAAACTGGCCGGGCTGCCCCGCATGCCGGCGCGTGCGGGCGACGTACCCCGATTCATGAAGCGTCACCACATCGAGCGGCGCGTGCGCCAGCTGCAGGGCGGCGGATGGGTATTCTCGGGCGACGACATCTTCCGCGAATTCCCGGAACTCCGCATCGCGATCTACGACCGCGTCATCGAGCCCGCCCCGGCGCTGCCGGCGCCCGATTCGGACCAGGAGCGTGGACGCGCCGTCCAGACAACGGGCAGGACCGCGCCGCCGGCGGTCGCGGTCGAGCACCTCACCGACACAAAGCGCGTGGAAGATCTGACGGAGAAAGACCGGGCATGCGGCGTCGCGCGCGTCAACGTGCTCAATATGTTCTATCAGTCCAAAGCAGGTGTTGGCAGCGAAAAAAAGACGATCGGTTATTTCGTGCAGCTGGCGCGCGCGGGCAGCTTGCCAAAGGATCTGCAGGAGCTCGTGCCGGTGGCGAACGCACGGCGCGGTAAGGGTAGCCGCACGCTCTCGCACGGCACGCTCAAAAACTGGATCAAGCTCGACGATCCGTCTGCGAGCGTGGGCGAGCGCATCGCGTTCCTCGCGCCACGCTCGCCCGGCAAGGACTACACGGTCGAGGAAGACGTTCTCGCGGTGCTCACCCTCTACCGCAAGCCGAACAAGCCCTCGCTCGCCTCGTGCGCGCGCGAGGTCGGTGCGGAGCACGGAGACAACAACCGGCAGATCAAGTCGCTGTTGAAGCGCGCGAGCCGCTACATGAAAAAGCTGCCGCGCCCGCTGTTCGACGTCGGCCGTAACACCGGCGCCGCGCTCAAAGCCCTGCAGTTGTTCCGCCGGCGCAAGAGCCCCGACAAGCCTAATATCATCTGGGTCGGCGACGGCCATAGCGCGAAGTTCAAGGTTGCGCACCCCAACACCGGCAGCGCGTTCACGCCCGAGATCACCGTGATTATGGACGCCGCCGATCGCTACGTCGTGGGCTGCAGCGTGAGCCTCTCGGAGAACCGCCTAGCCGTCGCCGACGCATTACGCCACGGCATGACTAATCACGGCGTGCCGCTCATCTACTACTCGGACGGCGGCGCCGGCCAGACCAACAAGATGTTCGACGCGCCGATCACCGGAACGCTGGGCGCTGTGGGCACACACCACGAGACGGGTTTGCCCGGCAACGCGCAGGGGCATGGCTTGGTGGAGCGCGTCCATCAAACCGTCTTCATCCCGCTCGCGAAGCGCTTCCCCACTTACCAGGGTAAGGGCGCGGATCGCGAGACGCTGCGCAAAGTCTCGCGCGAGATCGATCGGGATTTGAAGGCCGCGGAGAGTGGCGAAGTCGTCGTGCTGCCGCGCAAGCTCCCTACCTGGCAGCAGTTTATCGCCGAGCTCGACGATGCGATCGAGCAGTACAACACGACGCACCACCACAGCGCGCTGCCGAAGCTCGACGGCGTCAACCACGCGACGCCCGCCAAGTATCGGGCGCACCTGCTGGCAAAGCCAGGCGTTCAGATCGATCGGCCCAACCCAGCCGAACTTGCCGCGCTCTTTATGCCCTCCGAGATCCGCCGGGCCGCGCGCGGAGAGGTCAAGCTGTGGAACGGCATCTATTTCCATCGCGACCTCATGCTCGTAGACGGGCAGGACGTTAAGGTCCACTACGATATCCACGACGAGAAAACCGTCCGCGTGTGCAAGCTCACCGGCGAGCTGATCGCGGTCGCCGTGCTCGACGGCAATCGTAGTGACTATTTTCCGAAGCCGCTCATCCGGCGCCTGGAAGAGGACCGCTCCAAACGCCGCATGGCGCGGCTGCAGGACAAGATGAACGAGGTCCAAGCCGAACTCGCCGGCACCACTCAATTAAATGACTTTCGGCTGCGGAATGCGGAACAAGAGCCGCCGATATCCCAGGAAGAGATGGATGCTGCCTTCCGAACATTAATGCCCATCGCACAAATAGGGGGTAAGCGTGAGCGTTGAACCGTTGAGGATTATTCCAGCGGCCGCGGCCGCTGGCACGATACGAAACCGTGTCACCGCGCTCGCCGAGGCTGGCATGGGAATGTCCAAAATCGCGATCGAGGCCGGTGTCCCGAGCAAGAAGCTTCAAACCTGGTCCGACACCAAGGAGCCCTCGGAAAAAATTGAGCAGCGCCTCGCTGCCTGGCTGGAGGAAATCGATCGTCTCAATGCGGACGAGAGAGATCCCGAACTGGTCGATCTCGATACGAACGCCCGAATCATGGCGACGCTTGAGTTTGCCCGTAAGAAGCAAACGATGGCGATCATCGTGAGTGATGCTGGGCTGGGCAAAACAGAGAGCGCGCTACGTTACAGGGAAGACGTGCGCGGTCGTTGGCGCGAGGGCGGCGATCCGAAGGTATTCTATTTCACAGCCGCGGCCCACTGCCGGTCAGTGGGCCAGATACTTCAAGCGCTGGCCAGCGCGGTGACCGGGTACCCTATATCGCCCGTTTTCCGAAATTCGACGTGTGTCGAGGACATCTTGTATCACATCAATCCGGGCGACCTAATAATTTGCGACGAAGCCCAATTTCTCGAAGCGGGAGCTCTCGACTCCCTGAGATTTTTTTTCGACACCAAACAAGTTGGTATCGCGCTGCTTGGAAATTCTGCCCTAGCTACGCGCCTGAGCGGGAAAGGGCGGCGCGCTCTTTTTTCGCAACTAACATCCAGGATCGGCATTCGCCTCCACATCGATGCGCCGAAGCAAAGCGATGTGGACTTGATATTAGAATCCTGGCAGATATCGGGTCGGAGCGAACGCGATTTCGCGCAGCAAATTGCGGCGGGCCCAGGAGGAATTAGGCAGATGGTACAGCTCCTTCGCCAGGCGCGCGTTTACGCGCGCAGCATGAAGCAACCGGTCAACCTGCGCGTGATGCGCACGGCCGCAGGCGCCCTTGGACTTTAACAACTCACGGACGGAACACCGTGACAATCCGGGAAGAACGGAAAAACGTAGGCGATCTGGCGGGTCGATGAGACCGCTGATTGCAGTGTCACCCGAAACCGTGCGCCAGATAACGCAGGGCTACGGTGACGATGCGGCGCTGATTGCTGCCGCAATGGAATGCCTCGCAGCTCGCTTCCGCGACAAAGGCGCGGCGCTGTCCTCGCCGTCCTCCGTACGAGACTACCTACGGCTACTACTTACGCCGTTACAACATGAGGTTTTCATTGGGATATTTCTCGACGCGCAGAACCGCGTTCTTGCTGTTGAGGAACTGTTTCGCGGCACTCTGACGCAGACCAGCGTCTACCCGCGCGAGGTGGTCAAAAAGGCGCTGCAGCACAATGCAGCGGCGCTGATCTTCGCGCACAACCACCCCTCGGGCACCGCCGAGCCCAGCCGCTCCGACGAAGCGCTCACGGGCGCGCTCAAGCAGGCGCTCGCGCTGGTGGAAGTCAAGGTGCTTGATCACTTCGTCGTGGGCGCGAGGGTGGCGACGAGCTTTGCCGAGCGCGGGTTAATTTAATACGACTACTCACGGACAGGAGACCACCATGTTACCGAGAGGATTCTCGAAGACGGCGGCAGGGAAGTGCTGGAGAACGTCGCGCGGAGGAAGCGGAGCGCACCATTATCAAGGCCGCAGCCAGCGCACGAAAGTCAGGCTGAGGGCGCCGTGACCATCTCCAAGGAGCGCAAGGCGGTGATCCACGTCGGGAAGGCGCAACTCGCCATGACCGACGCGGATTACCACACGCTCCTGCAGCGCGTCGCGGGCGTAGGCTCGTCGTCCGAGCTGGACGATGGCACATTCGATAAGGTGATGGCCGAATTCGAGCGGCTGGGTTTTCGATCGGCGAAGCATCGCACGCCGGCAGCGCGTCGCGAGGGCATGGCAACGCCCGCCCAGGTGGGCAAGATCCGGGCGCTGTGGAAGGCGTACGGCGGTGCCTACGACGAGCCGGGTCTCGAACGCTGGCTCGAAGTCCACCTTCACGCGTCCACCCTGAAATTTCTCGATGCATGGCGTGCCGGCAAGGCGATTGCCATTCTCAACAAGATGGTCGCCGGCAAGCGCGCAAAGCGCGCCGGTGACGAAGGCTCACCTCAGGCGATCGGAGTCAAGCAGTGAGCGAGAAACGTCTGTTTTCGTGGCATACCCACAATCCACCGGAAGGGTGGGCAGTCAGATCGCAGTCAACGTCTCATTCATCTGGCCGAGCAGCTTGGCTGCTTCGTTTTCTCCGAGCTGCTGAAGCCTGGCTCGCGCGCCGGACAAGTTGCTGAGCAGATGTTCCATCGTCATAACCCCGCTGTCGGAAAGCGTCTTAGCCAGGGCGACGTACGCCTCAACCAAGGCAAGGGCTTTGAAGTCGGCGGGCGTGAGTTCCATGAGGGGCCTCCCGTGTTGAGAAAAGGTGAAGTGAGCCTCACTGATTCTAGCGCGGCGATGGTCCCTCTCCCCACAACGACCGCAACCGTGAATAGCAAAAACACGCCCGGTCCCAACTCCAAGGCGCACACGAAGCTCGCCGGCGACGAGAGTTCACAAGTAGTGAAAGGAGGCCAATGACGACTCGCGAATCTATTCGCGCCCACGCCCACAAACCAATTCCCGCCAGTGAGTGGCGGCGGCTTCACTTGCCGGGCACGCCCGGCAAGATCTCGGGCGACCCGGAGATCGCAGCCTTTGTTGACGAGCTGCTCGCCACGACGGGCATGGTGAAGATTGCGGCGGCGTGCAAGGAGCGCTTCGGTCCAGAGCGCGCACCGGGAAAGTCGGCCGTGCATCGCTACTGGACGACGTTCCATGCATCGCGCGTTCGAGGTCGATAGCGAGGATCGCTGAGCGATGCCCGTCCCCTCGAAAGTAGCGCTGCTGCCCGACGCGCTCCGCGTCGAGCTGGAGCAGTGGATCTCTACGCATGGCTTCGCCGGCTACAAGACTGCGGAAGCGTGGCTCGCCGAGCGTGGGCGGATGATGGGGCTTGACGTAGCACTGCTGCCGAAACGCAGCGCCCTGCAGGATTACGGATCGAAGTTGAAGCGGAAGATGGCGGCGATCGCCGATGCAACCCGGGGCGCGAAGTTAATCGCTCAGTTCGCGCCCGACGACGAGGGCGCGATGAACGAGGTGATGATACGTCTCATCCAGGAGAAACTGTTCAGCATCCTGGTGGAACTCAATATCGAGCCCAAGCTCATCGACATTTCGAGCCTCGCGCGCTCCGTCGCCGATCTGACGCGAGCGAGCGTGACGCAGAAGAAATGGCGGCAGAGCATGCGGGAGAAAGCCGAGGCGGCTGCGACCCAGGTCGTCAAAATTGTGACGAAGGGCGGACTCACGAAGGGTGCGGTGGAGACGATCCGCCGCCAGATCCTGGGGATAGCAGCTTGAACCGCAGGCGACGAATAAAAGGCCGCCCGACCCCGTTAGAGTTTCTCAGCGATCTCACCGCCTGGTGCACGCTGCACTTGCCCGGCCGCGTACCCTGCATCGCGACCGACCGCGAATTGCGCACGTTCATTGGCGCGCGGTTCCCGCTGATGTCGATTGACCAGATCGTTGCGGCCTGCCGCGAACGGTTCGGCGAAGCCAGGACCCCTTCGCGCGCCAGCGTCGCGCGCTACCGCCGATCAATCGGGCTCAGGCGCATGCGCGTGCGGCCCCTCATACTGCGTAGTGCCACCCTCACCGCCTTTATCGACGAGCGACTTCCGCGACGACGTTCGTTCCTGTCAGTTGCTGCGGCCTGCCGCAAGCGCTTTGGGGAGTGGGCGCCCAGTTGGCAAACGATCTCTCGCTACTCGCGCAAGCAGTCAGGCCGCCGCTGATGAACCGCGACCTCATTCTACTCGAGCTCGTTGCTTTGGACGCGCAGCTTCGCCGCATACGCCGCCTGGCGCAGTCGATCGGGAGCTCCGACGAATTGAAGGCACGGCTGCCTCCGCTCATCACCCAGATATCGCGCAGGGTTAACGCGCTGTGCAGCCGGATCGCGCAACAGGAGGGGGAGTAGATGCCGTGTTGAGCGCTCAAACAAGCTGCGGCGCCCGCGCCGGTACGCGGGCCTGGGTGTTTGGATGTCCAAGTTGCCCCAGCTTCGCGCTCGGATGCCTGTAGCCACCCTGGTAGGCGTTTTTAACAGGCATTCCAGCCCCTACCGACACCCCAAAAATGACCCCTCGGCAAGCGCAATGGGACACAGGTCCCCTTTGTTCCACAACTCGCGAACGGGAACAATGTCCCCTTGGTATGGAAATCGCAGAGCTATCCGACGATGCGCTCACTAAGGCGCTGCCGAGAATACTCAAGGAAATGTCGGAACTGACCTCCGTGGGGACGGCGTTAAAAATTGCTGAGCGCTACGGCGGGGCGCGGGTGTGCTTTCCTCTCGATCCCAAAGATGACGACGAGCTCACCCGCCTGGTCGGTTTACCCGCCGCCACCGCCCTCGGTCAGCAATTCGGTGGCGTACAAACCGAAGTGCCCCGCGCGAAGTCCGCATTCGCGTTGAAGCAAAACCAAGAGATCTGTCGGCAGCGCATGCAAGGTGTTCCTGCCGATTGCGTCGCGTTGAAATTCGGCGTGACACGCCGGCATGTAAATCGCGTATTCAGCAAGGAGACAAAATCGTGAGCAAATCAAATCTCAAAGCCGTCGATACGCAGAATTGTCCCGCCCTCAATATCTATGTGGGCCGGGCCGAGAAGGCGGCAGCGCTACGCGGCCAGGTCGCCGCGCTCGAGGCCGAGATCGCGAAGGCTGAGGCGACCGAGCGGGAAGCGCTTGCGGCGGCGCCTTCGCTCGCGCCGATCGATGGGAAGCTGGAAGACGTTGCCGCGGACCTGGCGCTGGGGCAGATCACCGACAAGGTCGCAGAAGATCGGCGTGCGGCCCTCGCCAAGGAACGGCTCGCGGCAGAGGAAAAAAGCCGCTGGGCCACCGCCGGCGCCGGCGCAGCCCGGCGCACGCTCGATGGGCTCACCCGTCGCCTGAAAAACGCCCAGGCGCTGATCGCCGATATCGAGCAGGAGGCGCCGTACCTCCGTTTGTATGCACTGCGGGAGCAAGCAGAGATCGTCGGTGCGGAGTACGTCAAGCACGCGCGCATTGTGCGTGATGCGTACCTTCGATTGATGGCGCTCGACGGTCTGATGCTGAGGACCGGTGTCAAGGGCGACAATTGCATCACCTATTCGACTTCCCAGGATTTCATGCTGCCCTCGTTCAAGGTTGCCGGAGTGTGTGACGAGCGGCAGCGGGAGCGGTACCACTTCGATACGTTATTTACCCCCACCAGCCTCCGATACGAGGTTGAGGAGGTGCTCGATGCCGAGCGTCGGCGCCTGGCCGCGCTCGGTCTCGATCTGTAACGGACAAGGCGATTAAGTTTTCGGGGGGCCGGGATACCGTAAGGCCCCGACCGGCTCATCTCCTGGGTCTGGCGTAAGCCCCCCACCTTTTTCTTAGAAACCGGAGCCCACAATGAAGTACACCGTACCGACCCCGATCAAGTTCAATGGCGAGCGTTTCGAGGTAGACGCGCCGATCGAGTTGAACGACGAGCAAGCGAAGCCGCTGCTTGACAGCGGCTCAATCACGAGCGAAGAGGGGCGAGAAGTAGCGGCGCACGCAGCGCCCGGCGCTGAGTCCGTCGCGCGACGGCCAGTCGTCGCTGATCCCGAAGGCTCCGAAAAAATGTACTCGAAATCATGATACGCCTGATCAGCACCAGACGCTGAACCTCGCATCGAGCACATCCCTGCACGCCGCTGAACCATGACCGATCTCGTCCTCGCGATACGCCTGACCGCCGATGGCAAGGGCCTGGTGGGCGAAGTGCGCGGCTCGGCCGAGGAGCTGAAGAAGCTCGGCCAGGCGGCGCAGCAGTCGAACGACAAGGCGAAGTCGGCCGCCGATCAGTACATCGCCTCGCTGAAGCGCCAGGCCGAAACGCTCGGCATGACGAAATCGCAGACGCTCGCCTACGAGGCGTCGCAGTTGAAGCTCACCGAGGCGCAGCGCGACGGTGTGGCGATGAACATCCGCGCGATCGAGAGCCACGAACGGCAGGAGGTGATGTTCGGACGTGTGAGGCTTGCCGCCGCGGCGGCCGCGGCGATGATCGGCACCGGCCTGGCCGTGGCACTGCGAGCGTCCGTGACCGAGGCCGCCCGCGCCGAGCAGGCGCACCTGAAGCTCGAGGCGGTGCTGCTCGCAACGGGCCATGCCGCGGGGCTCTCCAAGTCGCAGCTCGACGCCCAAGCTGAGGGGCTGAAACGATCCACCGGCTTCGACGACGACCAGATCCGCTCGAGCATGGCGTTGATGCTCACCTTCAAGCAGGTGCAGGGCGACACCTTCGGCCAGGCGATGGTGATGGCGACCAACCTCTCGAAGCTGATCGGGCAGGACCTGCAGAGCTCGGTGTTGATGCTGGGCAAAGCGCTGGAAGATCCCGAGTCGGGACTGCTCGCGCTGCGCCGCGCTGGTGTCTCGTTTAACGATTCCCAGAAGGACGCGATCAAGGGCATGGTCGAGTTCGGCGACCAGGCGCGCGCGTTGGAGATGATGTTGAGGATCATGCGCGAGCAAGGCCTCGAAGGGGTGGCCGAGAAGATGAACACCGGCTACGTCGGGGCGATGAACAACGCGACTAACGCTACCGCCGACTTCCTGAAGATGATCGGCAACATGTCGATCCTCAAGGGGCCGATCATCGGTTTCCTCGACTTGTTCGCTGACAACCTCACGGACATAAAGAATGTTTTGGAGTCTGGCGACTGGGTGGATACGCTGGCTCTGTTCACGGTTGGCTACATCACGCCCTCCATCGTCGCCAAACGCGGCCAGGAATCATACGTCGGCGGGCGCGAGCAGCAGCTTGCCCGCGAGGGAGCGCAGGGGCTGGCCGCGGAGAGGGCGAAAAGCGAGCAGGAGGATTCGCGCGACAGCGGCATAGCGCAGGCGATGGGCTTGACTCCGCGCACCGGGGAGGGATGGCAAAAGCTCAACGAGTACTACATGAAACAGCACGAGGAGGCGCTCAATAAACTCGCCGAAGCTGAAAAACAATTGCAGGCGAAGGGCGTCGCCGGCTGGATCGCGTATGCGGACGCTGTGTTCGATGAGGCGTTCGGCAGCGACCGCGCGCAGGCTGCCATACATGACGACATAAACAAGCGCGAAACCCTGCTGGAAGAAGAGCGCACCAAGTCGGCGAACCGTGCCAACCAGGAGATCGCGCAGAAGGTAGCGAACATCTATACGGAGAACCAGACCGAGCTGGATGAGCTCACTTTTCAGCTAGACAAAAAAGCGGAGATCCTCCACGCCTGGGCGGGCGAGGACCTGCAGCGGCAGCAGATCGCGAGAGAGCAGATCGAGACGCTGGAGCGTAAGCACCAGGCGAAGATGTTCGAGATAGAACTTGCCAAAAATGCGGCAGTTCGAAACATGCAGATCGGCACCTGGCAGCTCGCCGCCGAGTTGCTGCAGCAGTTTGCAGGCAAATCGAGAGCTGCCGCGCTCGCGGTGATCGCGATCAACAAGGGCCTCGCCATTGCGCAGGTGATCCAGAACACCCAGGTGGCTATCATGCGCGGCTACGCTGAACTCGGTCCATTCGCCGGCAGCGCTAACGCGGCCGCTATGGAGACGCTGGAAGGCATTCAAATTGGTTTGATCGCGGCCACCGGCCTCGGCCAAGCCTTGAACGTAGGCGGCGGTGGGGCGAGCCTGGGATCTCCAGCGAATCCTATCAGCACCACCGGCAGCTTTGGTTCCGGGCAATCGCCTGTTTTTGGTGGCAGCGATCAGCAGACCTCGCAGGTCGTGGTGCAAGTGATCGTGCAGGGAAACATCCTCGGCAACCAGCAGTTTGTCGATGACATTCTGCTCCCCGGCATCCGGGACGCAGTGGGCGGGCGCGACGCGATCATCATCCCGCAAAACTCCCGTCAGGCGTTAAACCTCACGACATGAGCGTCTTCAACTACACGGCGCTGCGGGACCTGGTGGGCGGCGTCAGCTGATGGCCCTCGGTGTTCGCTTCGATCTCGCCCCCGAGAAGGCGGTCGAGTTCTTCCGTTCAAAGGGGCTTAAACCCTCTTTTTCGTCGCTAGACGTGCTGGACGACGAGCGCGCCCGCTCGTTCATCATCGACAAGATGATGAACCTCGATCTACTCTCGGACGTGAAGGGCTACGTCGAGCGCGTGATCAGCGAGGGCTGGACGTTCAAGCGCTTCCGCGAGGAGCTCGAGCCGGAGCTCGTGCGCCGCGGCTGGTGGGGCCGCGGCGAGATCAAGGACCCCGCCACCGGCGAAGTGCGCGAGGTGCAGCTCGGCAGCGTGCGCCGGCTGCAGCTCATCTACGACACGAATTTGAGCACCGCCTACGCCGCCGGCCACTGGGCGCACATCCGGGAAAACGCGCAGACCGCGCCGTACGTCCAGTATTCAGCCGTGCTCGATGCCCGCACCCGCGCGCAGCACCGCGCCTGGAACGGCCTGGTGCTGCGGCATGACGATCCGTGGTGGAAGACGCACACTCCGCCGGTTGGTTATAATTGCAGATGTACGGTGATTCAGCTCGACGAGCGCAGCCTCGCCAAGCTTGGCAAGAGTGGCCCGGATAAGGCACCGCCGACTATTTACCGCGACTGGACCAACCCGCGCACCGGCGAGATCGAAAAAGTGGCGGTGGGCGCCGACCCCGGCTGGGGCCACCCGCCGCCGGTGAGCCGCGCCGAGGAGGCGATATCTCTAGCGCGCGAGAAAGCCGCCCGCGCGCCGCCCGAGCTGCGCGCGGCGTTCCTCGAATGGATTGACAACGACATCGCGCGACGCAGGGCGGCACTCCGATGACAGTGCCCAAAATTGAAGTTGACGACCGCGCCGTGGTCGAGGCATTGAACCGCCTGATCTCGATCGGCGAGGACCCGCACGCGGCGCTCTCTGCGGTCGGGCGAGTGTTGAAAGCACGCATTCAGGACGGCTTCATTACAGGCACCTCCCCGGACGGCCGCCCCTGGGCGCCGCTCAAGTCGCGCGCCGGCCAGCCGCTTGTAAACAGGGGGCGCCTGAGGAATTCGATCGACTACCGCGTCGAGGGCAACTCGGTCGAAGTCGGCACGAACCTGAGCTATGCGCCGGTCCATCAGTTCGGCGCGAAGATCGAGGCGAAGGCCGGCGGGGTGCTGCGCTTCTACGTCGAGGGCCGGCCGGTGTTCGTCAAGCGCGTCACCATTCCCGCCCGGCCGATGTTTCCAACCGAAGGGTTGCCGGAGGAGTGGGGCATCGATGCGGAGCAAGCGATCGCCGACGTCATCCGCCGCAGATGGGAGCGATGAAGAACACCTATTTGCGATGTATTATGTCCTCACAGCGGCTCACGCCGATCAAGGGCTGTGGCGCCCGATCGCACTCTGCAATTCATGCAGCAGTCGCTTGCCCATCACGGGGGCTTCTCATGGAAGTATCATTCGTTTCGGCTGAGCAGGTTTTTGATGTGCTGATTCCGTTCGTGCAGCGCGCGTACGGCCCCTCAGGACCAATAAAGGTCGAAGATCTACCGCTCAATCGCTCTGTTGAACAAGCTGTGATGGCACGACTGAAGACCGACACCACGTGGACGTTGCAGGATCTGATCGACATGGGCAGGGCGGAGCAGCGCCTAGTCCGCGAGTTACTTGAGCAGTACATAATGTTCTTCGGGATGTGTAGCGATATTAGATTTTCTGTTGAATTCCTTGACGGCTCGTCCAGTGACACGCTGGGCGAGCCAGTCTTGCGATACATTGCGAAGCACTCATGGCCGTTCCCGCAGCGATTGCCCCATTAAGGTCGATACAGTTTTCCGCGTTCGACACCCGCATCTCGCTCGTCAGGCTCGGCGATACGCGGCTTGGTCCAGACGGACGGCTTTGGGTCTGGCGGAGCTATGCCGACCGAAATTTGCCTGATGGCTGGGCGCCCGTTGAATCGAAACGAGACAAGCGCTAGCGCGCGCCGGGAATATCCCGAGCCTTTTCAGACGTGGCGGCCGAACTGGTCGCTTTACTGATGCTCAGGAATGACCGACCCCGCGCGGCAGCGATATCCAGATGTCCTCGAAGATCTCGCGGCCATAGTGGCCGCTGCTCTTGTCGATGCCGGGATCGCGCACGCGACGGCGCACGCGGCCGCCCGGAAAAGCGTCGAGCGCGTACGCGCCGAATTCGGGGGGCAGAACGTCTACATCCCGCAGGGGTTGGGCTATATCCTCGCGCGCCGCAACGCAGAGATTCGGCGCCGTTTGGCAGCGGGCGAGAGCCGCGACGAGATCCGCCGGGACTTCGATCTGTCGAACATGCAGCTGCGGCGCATCGAGGACGACGATACGCCCAGCAGACGCTAATCCATCGGCGGCACCACGCAAACGCATGACAGAGCCCATCGAAAAATACCCGGACGCCCACCGCGAGCTGCTCGAGGTGGTGAAGGCGGCGCTCGTGGGGACGGGCATGGCGCCGGACATCGCCGCCGTGTACGCGGAGCTCGTCAAGGAGCGCATGCGCACCGACCGCAACTTCGGCGGCCGGAAAATCTATTTCCCGACCGCCAAATTCACGAAGGAGTACATGCGCGAGCAGGTCGGGCGGCGGTGGGACGGCAAGAACACGCGCGAGCTGTGCGTCGAGCTCGATATCGGCGAGACCTGGCTGCGCCAACTCGCAACGCGCAAATTTGACTGACACGTGCGCCGGCGGGGGCGGGCACGCTGACGGAGCGGCCGTCGCTGGAATGGCACCAATACCCGCGAGCTGTTCCGCGAATACGGCATCACTGAGACCTGGCTGCGCGAGCTGTACTTCTCAGTCTCGGGGTAAGTTCTACCACCGCTGAAGGGACAAATAAGGGGCGTTCAATCGGCTTTTAACGACCTTTGGGGGGGCATGCGGGGCCGTTAAACTGCCAAGTTAAC